CTAAGCAGCGCGACCAACAGCACGTCTGAAACACTGGCCGCAACGCCGAAAGCGGTTAAGGCCGCATATGACCTTGCTAACGGGAAATATACCGCACAGGACGCTACCACAGCGCGAAAAGGTCTTGTCCAGCTAAGTAGTGCGACCAACAGCATGTCTGAAACGCTCGCCGCAACACCAAAAGCCGTTAAGACGGTAATGGATGAAACGAACAAGAAAGCGCCATTAAACAGCCCTGCACTGACCGGAACGCCAACGACGCCAACTGCGCGACAGGGAACGAATAATACTCAGATCGCAAACACGGCTTTCGTTATGGCCGCGATTGCCGCCCTTGTAGACTCGTCGCCTGACGCACTGAATACGCTGAACGAGCTGGCGGCGGCGCTGGGCAATGACCCGAATTTTGCTACCACCATGACTAATGCGCTTGCGGGTAAGCAACCGAAAGATGCCACTTTGACGGCGCTGGCGGGGCTTGCTACTGCGGCAGACAGGTTTCCGTATTTTACGGGGAATGATGTTGCCAGCCTGGCGACCCTGACAAAAGTCGGGCGGGATATTCTGGCTAAATCGACCGTTGCCGCCGTTATCGAATATCTCGGTTTACAGGAAACGGTAAACCGAGCCGGGAATGCCGTGCAAAAAAATGGCGATACCTTGTCCGGTGGACTTACTTTTGAAAACGACTCAATCCTTGCCTGGATTCGAAATACTGACTGGGCGAAGATTGGATTTAAAAATGATGCCGATGGTGACACTGATTCATACATGTGGTTTGAAACAGGGGATAACGGCAATGAATATTTCAAATGGAGAAGCCGCCAGAGTACCACAACAAAAGACCTGATGACGTTGAAATGGGATGCACTAAATATTCTTGTTAATGCCGTCATTAATGGCTGTTTTGGAGTTGGTACGACGAATGCACTAGGTGGTAGCTCTATTGTTCTTGGTGATAATGATACCGGATTTAAACAGAATGGAGACGGTATTCTTGATGTTTATGCTAACAGTCAGCGTGTATTCCGTTTTCAGAATGGAGTGGCTATTGCTTTTAAAAATATTCAGGCAGGGGATAGTAAAAAGTTCTCGCTATCCAGCTCTAACACATCCACGAAGAATATTACCTTTAATTTATGGGGTGCTTCCACCCGTCCAGTGGTTGCAGAATTAGGCGATGAGGCCGGATGGCATTTCTATAGCCAGCGAAATACAGATAACTCGGTAATATTTGCTGTTAACGGTCAGATGCAACCCAGCAACTGGGGGAATTTTGATTCCCGCTATGTGAAAGATGTTCGCCTGGGTACGCGAGTTGTTCAATTGATGGCGCGAGGTGGTCGTTATGAAAAAGCCGGACACACGATTACCGGATTAAGAATCATTGGTGAAGTAGATGGCGATGATGAAGCCATCTTCAGGCCGATACAAAAGTACATCAATGGCACATGGTATAACGTTGCGCAGGTGTAAGTTATGCAGCATTTAAAGAACATTAAGTCAGGTAATCCAAAAACAAAAGAGCAATATCAGCTAACAAAGAATTTTGATGTTATCTGGTTATGGTCCGAAGACGGAAAAAACTGGTATGAGGAAGTGAAGAACTTTCAGCCAGACACAATAAAGATTGTTTACGATGAAAATAATATTATTGTCGCTATCACCAGAGATGCTTCAACGCTTAATCCTGAAGGTTTTAGCGTTGTTGAGGTTCCTGATATTACTGCCAACCGGCGTGCTGATGACTCAGGTAAATGGATGTTTAAGGATGGTGCAGTGATTAAGCGGATTTATACGGCAGACGAACAGCAGCAACTGGCAGAATCACAAAAGGCAACTTTGCTTTCCGAAGCCGAATCCGTGATTTTGCCACTGGAGCGCGCTGTCAGGCTGAATATGGCAACAGATGAGGAGCGCAGTCGACTGGAGGCATGGGAACGCTACAGCGTTCTGGTCAGTCGTGTGGATCCTGCAAATCCTGAATGGCCGGAAATGCCGCAATAAGTTGTATGAACTCTGGTGTGAGCTTACATATCTATGGCACAGAGTAAAGCCTAATCTGGCAGTCCGCTCTGTGCCATTACCGGACATACTGAGCAGAAGGCTAAAAAGGACGCTTTCAGGACATATAGCAAGGGAGCAAGGATGAAAGAATTAACCTAGTATATTTAATGTTTCAATCATGATAGTTTCTGAATTAAAGGGGGCTATCCACCCCCTTTAATTACTTGTTCCACTCAGTCAGAATTTGGTTACTAACTTCATCTGAGAGATTGTACCAATAAGCTGAGTTATTGGTTGCGTCTACAACAATAAGCTTATCATCACTATCCATGACCGCCCTCACAATTTTGGCTGCATCCTCGGCAGAGTAACTACAGTTAACATACCAGTTCGATTCAGTTGTTAAAGCCCAATTTCCTAAAGATTTAATTGCATCATACACAGCCGCATAATCTTTCGTTTTAATGAGGTCGTAAGTAATAAATAAATTATTAGCCATAAATCATCTCCCAAAGGACAAAGAAAAAAGCGCCTAGAAAGGCGCTCATATATTAATGGTCTTTAAGCCATGCCTGTACTTTCTTAGCCGAATGACCTACAGCCTGTACGGCTTGAACAAGTTTGGCCTCGCTAACTCCAAACTTTTCAGCCCAATCACGTCTCTCGTAATCCTGTTTGATACTTATTAAATCATTGTCAGGGGTACCGATTTTGGTCTTATCATCAGCCATTTTACTGATTCCTCGTGATACAGGCTTATACCTGCCCATTAGTTATATGGCTCCCGTGCTGCTTCGTAAACGTTCAATAATCAAACAATTGACACTGATCATAAAACCAGTTGGAGGATTTGACTCTAGCTTGGATATATGATGATGCCACCCTCTTTATATTGTTGTCGGTAACTCACAGACATTGAACTCATGCTGGTGAGTGAAAGGCTACATAAACGCCCAACATTTAAACTGCCCTCAGCAGCGTTTGCGGAGCAATATACAGGCTTCGTATTCAATCCTTGCCCTACGAGAAACCCTAGCCGTTGCCTCGTTTTCAAGTGTCAGGAAGTTCTTTGTCAGACCTCATACAGTCTTGGGCTGGGTGAGGTGCATGGGGGAAGTAGAAGCCTTAACTGTTGAGGTAAATCGAACCATAAGTGTGCAATTTTTCAAGCCCGGCGCTATTTTAGTATTGAAAACAATTAGTACGCCCCCAAGGACAACTCATGATCGAATTTATCGCAGAGCATATAAACACAGTAAGTACACTTATCTCCGCTTTGGCAGCATTGCTAACAGCAGTTGCTACATTTTTCTTGTGGAGAGTAACAAGGCTATTAGCAGACGAGACAAAAAGGATGGTTGACGCATCAGTTCAACCTCATGTCGTTGTGACTCTTGAACCAAATTCTTGGGCTGCTTTTTATTTTGATATCAATATTGCTAATACCGGAAATGCCCCAGCCTATGATATTGAAGTCGGATTTAATCCCCCACTGGTTAATGCAGAACATAGAAAAAATAAAGGTATACCATTTAGCAAGGTTAGCGTATTGAAAAACGGCCATTCCCTCAACAGCAGTCTTTGTAAGTATGACCAGATTAAAGATCAAGTTTATTCTGTTAGTATTAGCTGGTCTAAACAGCCGGGCTCAACTGAAAGAGAGCGGAATGAGTATTCTTATGATATGGCTTCTTTCGAGGGGGTTAGCTACTTAGGTGCAAGGAGTCCAATGACACAGATAGCTGAGCAGATGAAAAAGATTAGAGAAGACTGGAGGCCGATTTCCCAGGGAAGCAAAAAAATTAAAACAGACAACTATAATTCAAGTGACAGAGCAGAGGAACAACGAGCACGTGAAGAGTGGTATCAGACCACTGTAAAGAAATGGGATAAAGAAAGGCAAAAAGATAACTAATACAATTGACCTGCTCCCCATAAATTAGCATACCACAATCTCAGGTTCCTCTTCGCTCAAAACAGGCAGTCAGATTTGATAGCGTTTTGGCTATGTAAATTGTCAGTCGGAAAATGAGTGTGTACAAATCAGGACAGGCGGGCAGATTGCCCGCCTTTTCTTTATCTGTTGTTTCATCCACTGACCAGCCAGGTCAAATAGCGTCTCATGTACTACCCAACGGAAAATAGTTGCACCCATTAACCACGGAGTTAAACGGATGAGTGACTATCATCACGGCGTGCAGGTACTGGAGATTAACGACGGCACCCGCGTCATTTCCACCGTATCCACAGCCATTGTCGGCATGGTCTGCACGGCCAGCGATGCGGATGCGGAAACCTTCCCCATCAATAAACCGGTGCTGATTACCAATGTGCAGAGCGCAATTGCAAAGGCTGGTAAAAAAGGCACGCTGGCGGCATCGTTGCAGGCCATCGCCGACCAGTCAAAACCGATCACCGTTGTCGTGCGTGTGGAAGACGGCACCGGCGACGACGAGGAAACGAAACTCGCGCAGACCGTTTCCAATATCATCGGCACCACCGACGAAAACGGTCAGTACACAGGACTGAAAGCCCTGCTGGCGGCGGAGTCGGTAACCGGTGTTAAACCGCGTATTCTCGGCGTGCCGGGACTGGACACCAAAGAGGTGGCTGTTGCACTGGCATCAGTCTGTCAGAAGCTGCGCGCTTTCGGGTATATCAGCGCATGGGGCTGTAAAACCATTTCCGAGGTGAAAGCCTACCGTCAGAATTTCAGCCAGCGTGAGCTGATGGTCATCTGGCCGGATTTCCTCGCATGGGATACGGTTGCCAGTACCACCGCCACCGCGTATGCCACCGCCCGTGCGCTGGGTCTGCGTGCCAGAATCGACCAGGAGCAGGGCTGGCATAAAACGCTGTCCAACGTCGGGGTGAACGGTGTTACCGGCATCAGCGCATCTGTATTCTGGGATTTGCAGGAGTCCGGCACCGATGCTGACCTGCTGAATGAGTCAGGCGTCACAACGCTGATTCGCCGTGACGGTTTCCGCTTCTGGGGTAACCGTACCTGCTCTGATGACCCGCTGTTCCTCTTTGAAAACTACACCCGCACCGCGCAGGTGCTGGCCGACACGATGGCTGAGGCGCACATGTGGGCGGTGGACAAGCCCATCACCGCAACGCTGATTCGCGACATCGTTGACGGCATCAATGCCAAATTCCGTGAGCTGAAAACAAACGGCTATATCGTGGATGCGACCTGCTGGTTCAGCGAAGAATCCAACGATGCGGAAACCCTCAAGGCCGGAAAACTGTATATCGACTACGACTATACCCCGGTGCCTCCTCTCGAAAACCTGACCCTGCGCCAGCGTATTACCGATAAATACCTGGCAAATCTGGTCACTTCGGTTAACAGCAATTAAGGAGCCTGACCGATGGCAATGCCGCGCAAACTCAAGTTAATGAACGTCTTTCTGAACGGCTACAGCTATCAGGGCGTTGCAAAGTCCGTCACGCTGCCAAAACTGACCCGTAAGCTTGAAAACTATCGCGGTGCGGGGATGAACGGCAGCGCACCGGTAGACCTCGGCCTTGATGACGATGCGCTGTCAATGGAGTGGTCGCTCGGGGGCTTCCCGGATTCGGTTATCTGGGAGCTTTACGCCGCAACCGGTGTGGATGCCGTGCCGATTCGTTTTGCCGGCTCTTACCAGCGCGACGATACCGGCGAAACGGTGGCCGTCGAGGTGGTCATGCGTGGCCGTCAGAAAGAAATCGACACCGGCGAGGGGAAACAGGGAGAAGATACCGAGTCGAAAATCTCCGTGGTCTGCACCTATTTCCGGCTGACGATGGATGGTAAGGAGCTGGTCGAAATTGACACCATCAACATGATTGAGAAGGTGAACGGCGTCGACCGGCTGGAGCAACACCGCCGCAATATCGGCCTGTGATTTTCATCCGGTCAGCCAGGCTGACCGGTTAACCCCGATTCAGAAGTGAGAAAACCATGAACAAAGAAAATGTCATTACCCTGGACAATCCGGTCAAACGTGGTGAGCAGGTTATCGAACAGGTCACGCTGATGAAACCCAATGCCGGGACGCTGCGCGGTGTCAGTCTGGCAGCGGTCGCGAACTCTGAAGTCGATGCACTGATTAAGGTGCTGCCGCGCATGACGGCACCGATGCTGACCGAGCAGGAAGTCGCCGCGCTGGAACTGCCTGACCTTGTGGCGCTGGCCGGTAAGGTGGTCGGTTTTTTGTCGCCGAACTCGGTGCAGTGACGTTTCCGAAAAATCTGTCGGTCGATGACCTGATGGCGGATGTGGCAGTGATATTTCACTGGCCGCCATCAGAACTGTATCCCATGAGCCTGACCGAACTCATCACATGGCGCGAAAAGGCGCTCCGGCGAAGCGGAAACACGAATGAGTAACAATGTAAAATTACAGGTATTGCTCAGGGCTGTTGACCAGGCATCCCGCCCGTTTAAATCCATCCGCACAGCGAGCAAATCGCTGTCGGGGGATATCCGGGAAACACAAAAATCACTGCGCGAGCTGAACGGTCAGGCATCCCGTATTGAGGGATTCCGCAAGACCAGTGCACAGCTCGCCGTGACTGGTCATGCACTTGAAAAGGCTCGGCAGGAGGCCGAAGCCCTTGCCACACAGTTTAAAAATACCGAACGTCCGACCCGTGCTCAGGCGAAAGTGCTGGAATCCGCAAAGCGTGCGGCGGAGGACTTACAGGCGAAATATAACCGCCTGACGGATTCCGTTAAACGCCAGCAGCGGGAACTGGCCGCTGTGGGAATTAATACCCGCAATCTTGCACATGATGAGCAGGGACTGAAAAACCGTATCAGTGAAACCACCGCACAGCTTAACCGGCAGCGTGACGCACTGGCGCGTGTCAGTGCACAACAGGCAAAACTTAACGCAGTAAAACAGCGTTATCAGGCCGGAAAGGAACTGGCCGGAAATATGGCCTCAGTGGGCGCTGTCGGTGTGGGGATTGCGGCGGCGGGAACGATGGCCGGAGTTAAGTTGCTGATGCCCGGTTATGAGTTTGCGCAGAAAAACTCAGAATTGCAGGCTGTGCTCGGTGTGGCAAAAGACTCCGCCGAAATGGCTGCACTACGCAAGCAGGCGCGCCAGCTCGGCGACAATACCGCCGCCTCGGCGGATGATGCGGCCGGTGCACAGATAATCATCGCGAAAGCGGGTGGGGATGTTGATGCCATTCAGGCGGCAACGCCGGTCACGCTGAATATGGCGCTGGCGAACCGCCGCACGATGGAAGAAAACGCCGCCCTGCTGATGGGGATGAAATCCGCCTTTCAGCTTTCAAACGATAAGGTCGCTCATATCGGGGATGTTCTCTCCATGACGATGAACAAAACTGCCGCCGATTTTGACGGCATGAGCGATGCGCTGACCTATGCCGCACCTGTGGCAAAAAATGCCGGTGTCAGCATTGAAGAAACCGCCGCAATGGTCGGGGCGCTGCATGATGCAAAAATCACAGGCTCAATGGCGGGGACGGGAAGCCGTGCCGTGTTAAGCCGCCTGCAGGCACCGACGGGAAAAGCGTGGGATGCACTGAAAGAGCTTGGTGTGAAAACCTCAGACAGCAAGGGAAACACCCGACCAGTATTTACCATTCTGAAAGAAATGCAGGCCAGTTTTGAGAAAAACCGGCTCGGTACTGCCCAGCAGGCCGAATACATGAAAACCATTTTCGGGGAGGAGGCCAGCTCAGCCGCCGCTGTGCTGATGACTGCCGCCTCAACCGGAAAGCTGGACAAACTGACCGCTGCGTTTAAAGCCTCAGACGGAAAGACCGCAGAACTGGTAAATATCATGCAGGACAACCTCGGCGGTGACTTTAAGGAGTTTCAGTCCGCTTATGAGGCGGTGGGGACTGACCTGTTTGACCAGCAGGAAGGCGCACTGCGTAAGCTCACTCAGACGGCCACAAAGTATGTGTTAAAACTCGACGGCTGGATCCAGAAAAACAAATCACTGGCGTCAACCATCGGCCTCATTGTCGGTGGCGCGCTGGCGCTTACTGGCATCATCGGTGCCATTGGTCTTGTAGCCTGGCCGGTTATCACCGGCATCAATGCCATTATCGCGGCAGCAGGCGCAATGGGGGCAATCTTCACGACAGTTGGCAGTGCTGTTATGACCGCCATCGGGGCTATTAGCTGGCCGGTTGTGGTCGTGGTGGCCGCAATTGTCGCCGGGGCGTTGCTTATCCGTAAATACTGGGAGCCTGTCAGCGCATTCTTTGGCGGTGTGGTTGAAGGGCTGAAAGTGGCATTTGCGCCGGTGGGGGAACTGTTCACGCCACTTAAGCCGGTGTTTGACTGGCTGGGTGAAAAGTTACAGGCCGCGTGGCAGTGGTTTAAAAACCTGATTGCCCCGGTCAAAGCCACTCAGGATACCCTGAACCGTTGCCGTGACACGGGGGTCATGTTCGGGCAGGCACTGGCTGACGCGCTGATGCTGCCGCTTAATGCGTTCAACAAACTGCGCAGCGGTATTGACTGGGTACTGGAAAAACTCGGTGTTATCAACAAAGAGTCAGACACACTTGACCAGACCGCCGCCAGAACTCAAGCCGCCACGTATGGCAGCGGTGGTTATATTCCGGCGACCAGCTCTTATGCAGGCTATCAGGCTTATCAGCCGGTCACGGCACCGGCTGGCCGCTCTTATGTGGACCAGAGTAAAAACGAATATCACATCAGCCTGACGGGTGGTACTGCACCGGGGACACAGCTTGACCGCCAGTTACAGGATGCGCTCGAAAAATACGAGCGGGATAAACGTGCGCGCGCCCGTGCCAGCATGATGCATGACGGTTAAGGAGGTGACGAAAAATGATGCTCGCGTTAGGTATGTTTGTTTTTATGCGCCAGACGCTGCCACACCAGACCATGCAGCGTGAATCAGATTATCGCTGGCCGTCAAATTCCCGTATCGGTAAACGGGATGCCTACCAGTTTCTCGGTGTTGGCGAGGAAAACATCACGCTTGCCGGCGTGCTTTATCCCGAACTGACCGGCGGCAAGCTGACGATGACCACGCTCAGGCTGATGGCAGAGGAAGGCCGGGCGTGGCCGTTGCTGGATGGCACTGGCATGATTTACGGTATGTATGTCATCAGCAGGGTGAGTGAAACAGGGAGTATTTTCTTTGCAGACGGCACACCCCGGAAAATTGATTTTACGCTGTCACTCACCCGCGTTGATGAATCACTGGCCGCGCTTTATGGTGATATCGGTAAACAGGCGGAATCGCTCATCGGTAAGGCTGGCAGTCTGGCGACCAGATTCACAGGTATGACGGGGGCGGGATAATGCTGGATGCACTGACATTTGATGCAGGCAGTACGCTGACGCCGGATTACATGCTGATGCTCGACAGCAGGGATATTACCGGCAATATCAGCGGCCGTCTGATGAGCATGACCCTGACGGATAACCGGGGCTTTGAGGCTGACCAGCTTGATATTGAACTGAACGATGCCGACGGGCAGGTCGGGCTGCCGGTTCGTGGCGCTGTCCTGACGGTGTATATCGGCTGGAAAGGTTTTGCCCTGGTATGCAAAGGGAAATTCACCGTTGATGAGGTAGAACACCGGGGCGCGCCGGATGTGGTCACCATCCGGGCCCGGAGTGCAGATTTTCGTGGCACGCTCAATTCCCGCCGTGAAGGCTCCTGGCATGACACCACGCTCGGTGCGATTGTTGAGGCGATAGCCTCCCGTAACAGGCTGGAAGCCAGTGTCGCGCCGTCACTGGCCGGAATTAAAATCCCGCACATCGACCAGTCGCAGGAGTCTGATGCGAAATTCCTGACCCGTCTTGCAGAACGCAACGGCGGTGAGGTGTCGGTAAAAATGGGAAAACTGTTGTTTCTCAAAGCGGGGCAGGGGGTGACTGCCAGCGGTAAAAAAATCCCGCAGATTACCATCACCCGCAGCGACGGTGACCGTCATCATTTTGCGATTGCTGACCGTGGAGCCTATACCGGCGTAACGGCAAAGTGGCTTCACACCAAAGACCCGAAGCCGCAAAAGCAGAAGGTAAAACTGAAGCGCAAAAAGAAAGAAAAACACCTGCGCGCACTGGAGCACCCGAAAGCAAAACCGGTCAGGCAGAAGAAAGCGCCTAAAGTACCGGAGGCGCGCGAAGGTGAATACATGGCCGGGGAAGCTGACAACGTTTTTGCCCTGACCACGGTATATGCCACGAAAGCGCAGGCCATGCGCGCCGCTCAGGCGAAGTGGGATAAGCTGCAACGGGGTGTAGCGGAGTTCTCCATCAGCCTGGCTACCGGTCGTGCTGATATTTACACGGAAACACCGGTTAAAGTATCAGGCTTTAAGCGCGTCATAGACGAGCAGGACTGGACAATCACTAAGGTGACACATTTTCTGAATAATAGCGGCTTCACGACGTCCCTGGAGCTTGAGGTCAGGCTTTCTGATGTGGAGTACGAAACCGAAGATGATGAGTGATGTTTTTGTTTTATCTGTTTGTTTTATAAGGATAAATTAACTAAAATGGCACCATCAACAAAACCGGAAGAGGTGCTCGCGATGTTTCATTGTCCTTTATGCCAGCATGCCGCACATGCGCGTACAAGTCGCTATATCACTGACACGACAAAAGAGCGTTATCACCAGTGCCAGAACGTGAATTGCAGCGCCACGTTCATCACTTATGAGTCGGTACAGCGTTACATCGTGAAGCCGGGAGAAGTCCACGCCGTGAGGCCGCACCCGTTGCCGTCAGGGCAGCAAATTATGTGGATGTGATCACAAAAATAGCCCCTCAGTTGAGGGGCTTTATTTATGGTCGATGTGGACGCTATGTGGACAGTGCTTGATATAAATCCATTTATATCATCAGGTTAGGTGATTTTTTGTGACACCATCCCTGTCTTCCCCCACATGATGTGGGGGTTTTTTTTATCCTCAATTTGCCTGCTGCTTAATGCATTGCAGATGATTTGCTTCCGTTATACTAGCGTCAGTTGATAGCGGGAGTATTTATGAATCAATCTTATGGACGGCTGGTCAGTCGGGCGGCGATTGCTGCGACGGCGATGGCTTCGTTGCTATTGCTGATTAAAATTTTTGCATGGTGGTATACCGGGTCGGTGAGTATTCTCGCCGCGCTGGTGGATTCGCTGGTGGATATCGGCGCGTCGTTGACGAATTTACTGGTGGTGCGATATTCCCTGCAACCTGCCGACGATAATCACTCGTTTGGTCACGGTAAAGCAGAGTCCCTCGCGGCGCTGGCGCAAAGTATGTTTATCTCCGGTTCGGCACTATTCCTGTTTTTGACGGGTATTCAACATCTGATATCTCCAACACCGATGACAGATCCAGGCGTCGGGGTTATCGTGACAATTGTGGCGCTAATTTGTACGATTATCCTTGTCTCGTTTCAGCGTTGGGTGGTGCGCCGGACGCAAAGCCAGGCGGTGCGGGCTGATATGCTACATTACCAGTCTGATGTTATGATGAACGGCGCAATTCTGCTGGCGCTGGGGTTGTCCTGGTACGGCTGGCATCGCGCCGATGCTCTGTTTGCATTGGGAATCGGCATCTATATTTTATATAGCGCGTTACGCATGGGATATGAGGCGGTACAGTCATTACTGGATCGCGCATTGCCTGATGAGGAACGGCAAGAAATTATTGATATCGTGACTTCCTGGCCGGGTGTTAGCGGCGCTCACGATCTTCGCACGCGGCAGTCAGGGCCGACCCGCTTTATTCAGATTCATTTGGAAATGGAAGACTCTCTGCCTTTGGTTCAGGCACATATGGTGGCGGATCAGGTAGAGCAGGCTATTTTACGGCGTTTTCCGGGATCGGATGTAATTATCCATCAGGACCCCTGTTCCGTCGTACCCAGGGAGGGTAAACGGTCTATGCTTTCATAA